CGATATAATTGTCACCGAGCTTCAAGCCATATCCATTAAGGATTTTTAAGTCAGTTTGAAGTGTAATCCAGGGTTTAATAACTTGTTTACCCTTCTCGTCAAGCACTGGTTCGCCAGTTTCATTTAGTACATCTTCGCTCTCAGTGTACATTAACTTATGTCCACCAAGAGAAAATCTAAACCCATTGTTTGCAATTAACAAACCATCAGACACAAAACCACCCTGAAGATTGAGATTGCCATAGATATTGGCGTTTCTCATCGTCCAATCTGTATCTTTATTGTTGGCGTTCGTACTATTGTAAAAGACTGTATCTCCAAATGTGATACCAGTATCGCTTAATACAAGGTTACCTACTTGTATCTGACCATCTACCGCAATCTTGCCATTCAGGTTTATATTTTCATACTGGAGGGTTGCTTTATTGTTGTCAACAAACAATACCTGATTACCCTTAAACCAAACACCTGTATTTGCCAGATTGAGCTTGCCTTTAAGTGTAGTGTCTTGGCTTACTGTAAGGTTACCAGTGATATTTGCATACGGAGTGTTATCAACATCGTGAGTAGTCTCAAAAATCTGCGTGCCATTGTGGCCTGCTTGAAAGCCATACAGTGCACCAAGTAAACCTGTCATATTATCGCCTGTGCGAATAACATATCCAAGCCCTCCACCATCTGCACTGCCACTACCACCACCTTTAATGACATCAATAATACTGCTGGCAAAAAGGTAAGCGGAGTTTTTCATCAAAATCTCCGAATATTCCTCCAGCTTCTTATTGATTTCTGCCATCACAGTAGCGTCTGCCTGACCATCTTCGCCAATTGGCACCGTATTTATAGAAGGACTATCAACCGTCTGAGCAACACGCATACCCTCGTACAGCTTACTATATAAGTTCCATACGACACCCTGCTTTTTGATAGTCTCTTCGTTAAAGTTAAGTACTGCTTCTGCCATTACTTCTGTATTTGAACTTTCTTAGTGAGGAAGTTACTATGACTCGCTTTTGCTGACTGAATTTTACTCTTCAAAGCAATAAATTGAGCCATATTGATGAAAGGTTGAGGGCCTAACTGGGTTGTGGTCTTTACTTGCGCAAGGTATCCACACAAATCCATAAGCACATCACATAACGCACCGCCCAGTACCGCATCGTCAGTACCACTATCTGAACCAACATAAACCGTACCGTTAGTGACTTTGACCTTGCTACTATCCTGCTGGAGTGTAGCTTCAGAATCTCCAAGTTCCAGCTTAGTCTTATCGTGTGTTACATGGTGTCCTTGTGCATCAGAAGTAACGATGGTTTTACCAGCTGCGTTGAGTACAGCAGAGCCACCGTTAATTAACTGTTGTGTAGTTTTTTCGTCATTGTCAGCTTCTCCAACTACCTGAGTGTTAATCGCATCTTTGGTATAAGAAGTTTTTGCATACACACCAGTGGGTTCTAATTCCTCGACATCATGACCCTCTTCGTCATCAGCCTGATACTCTTCACGTTCCCTTACAGCGATTACGACTGATTCATGGCTATCCAACTGGATAACATCTACGTGGGAGAACATAGAGACGTATTCTACACCAGTGTCAGCATCTTTAGACACTACCACCTCCGAATACATCTTAGGAATAATTACCATTCCCTGAGAGTTATCTTGAAGTGCAGAGATGAGCACACCTTCATGGTAGCCCATCTTCATTTCTCCAGCTTCATCCATTGCGAGCTGAGTGTATTCCTGCACATCAATGGTACCTGCGAGTTCGCCATCTTTATGTATTTTTGCTACATAACCAGTAACCTTGCCTGTACCCTTAACAGCACCAGTATCAGGGCTGACGATACCACGCAACGCAATTTTACGAATCGCATCACGTATTATTTGATTGCTCTGTAAATCAGAAAAACTATTTTTGTGCATTCTGCTGGTCTTTTTTATCTCGTTTGATACAATATGGCATCTTGATTGTTTGACGATACCCGTCAGTACCGAAAGTAGTATGAACTTCCTCTACCAAATAATAGCCATTCTTACCTGGATAGCGGTCATCCTGAAGTCTAACTTGCGTGCCAGTGTGTAATCGTAAATCACCAAACAATGTGAGAGAACCTTCAATTCCGTTGGCGTTATAACTCTCCAAATACTTGCGTGCTTCCTCAAACAACTCATCCTTTGTTATTGGAATTTTTCGTGAGTGGTAGGGGATTTTAGTATAGAGCTTCATGTCAACTTTATCCTGTGCCTTGCTGAGACATCGAGCACCAGCCTTCATAGCCTTCTTACTCAACTTTGTCTCATTTACAACACGGTATTTGTCTTTTACCTTATTGGGGTTATTAGGGTCATACTTCGGGTTGTATAACACGGTAATGTGCATGAATTTATAATTCTTATCCACACCCTCTGCTTCTACGGCAACATGTTTCTTCTCAGTTACAGTCAGGTTTAAGTCGTTTGTCGCCACATGATAGTCAAACTTAATCACTGGAATTTCGGATGGCTGTTTGACAGTGTTGATAATAGAATCCTTACCAGCCTTACTAAAATAGCTTCGTCCAACTGCAATACAAGGGTTTCCACTATCGTCAAATGTCACAAACGAATGTAGTCCAAACTTAGCCCACTCAGTAAGCACATCGGCCACACTAAGCTCAGGGTCAAGGTGAATCTTGCCAAGGTCATAGTTCTGTGCCTTAGAGGCTGGAAGGAGTTTTAATCCTGTGCCTTGCAACAATTTATACTTACCAGTGCTTGATAATAGTTCGTTAACAGTAGCTTTGCTCTTGATAGTCACCTTAGGGCAGCTCACATTCTTTAAGCCACTGGCGAGGTTCTCACAGTGCAATTCAATAGGTGTATCAACGCTAACCTTCGTGATATAGCCGTCAAACACCTGATGTTTACATGCCTGTTCAAAGCGGTTGCGAGCATCAGTATCGTTAAAGATATTCTTGTTATTGTTGCGAACCTTACCAAGCTCGGCAATCGCTGGATCCTGAGTATAACCAAGCAGAATGCGAATACGCATGCCAGTCTGGAAGTCTCCAGTAGAAGCGACATAACTGCTTGTACGCACCTCTTCAATAACACCAGCATCGTCCACGTTAGCTTTCAGTGAATTGTCATTGGCAACTTCTTTCTCATTCTGACCTGTTACAGTTTTACGGATAACAGTACCACGTGGAAACTTTACCGAAGCAGTACCAATAAGTTTCTTGTAAGTTTCTTCCACCTCAATACTTTGTACCTCAGTAATTGTCATAGCATTCTGAGGTATTTTCATTATATTTTTACCTTCAGGCTTCCACACCTGAATCATACAAATCAGAATGTGGAAGCTGGGTAATTTTTCTTGCGACTTATTAGGCATCTTTGTTAGTATTATTCCATCCTGTCAATGCGTCTAATCCCATACTACCAGCATTAGTAGCGGCTGTAGTGACTGCATTAGTAGCTGCATTAGCGACAATCTGAGCGAGTTTATTTTTAAGAACTAACTGATACCACTTATTAACAGGACTTAGAATTAATTCGCTATTCAATTCCTGAATGGTATCTTTAACAAGTTTAATCTCTTCGTCAGGCTCTACAGCAACACAACTGAAGCTGTATGGTTGAACGTTCATGTATTCCTGCTTATCAAGGTTAAAATCCCTAATAAGAATCTGCTTGACATTCATGTTACCAAAGAAATGACTGTTCACATTGATAATGCCGTTGTATTGCATAATCTGAAGAAAAGCCTTAACCTTATCTTCGGGATATACACCTGGTTTGTCTGAAACGATAGAACCATTCACTTGGAACTGAAAATCACCGCCAGATACAAGCTCTTTGCGTGTATAATCACGACCTGTTACTTGGGTGAGCACTATGTTCTTGTTACTGCTCATTGAAATCTCTGGAGAGAGGTCAATATGGTATCTTGTAACAGTGGTAAACGTCTTCATCACTTGCTCGCCGTCTACACCAGTATCAACGTCATTAACTGTGACTGTGTCATCACCGTCATATGATAAGATAAGGGAACCTATTACAGGGCTGCCGTATTTATCTTTGGCTTTAATTATATTGCCTTCCTTTGTTTTCAGCTGATTGTAGTCCTGCATCTGCACAGTGCGAGTAGAGATAAGTTTTGCATATCTACTTTCCTGCTGAGCTCGCACAGTGTCAATCATTTGCTTTTCAAACTTACGTTGCATGGTTGGTAATATCGCCTTAAGCTCACGTTCTGCTTTTTGTACCAAGTAACGCTTAGCTGCAAACACAAGCACATTTTTATAAGCTCGCTGGTAGATGTATTGAACATCTCCAGCGTTCTTATTTTTGTGTACTCGATATGCAAGATTTGTCAGCATGGAGCCAGCTGCATCACCAGCCATAAACTTCAAGTCGCTCCATACACCATTAATCAAACTCATTATATCTTGTTTTTATCGTTATACTATTAACCATTCCAGCTTTCATCAAAGTCGTGTACAACATCCACGAGAGCTTGTGTGAGCTGGCCTTTCAAGTTGTCAATTACCATTGCGTTATCCTTGTTAGTCAGGTCAACACTTTGAACATTCATCAGATTACCAATACGAACAATTACTTGCTTCGGAGCAGCGTTCTGAGAAGTATAGTGGTTTTTGTATCGAGATGAGTCTGCACCAAGGCTCTTTGTCGTAGCAGGTTTATTTTTTGACTCTCCACCGCCAAAGTTGATACCATTATTATTTTTATTCTGGGCGGCTGCTCCAACCATCTTTGCCATAACATCGTCTGAAACTGTTGGAATAGAGTGCATTGGTGAGCCGTCATCAAAAATTGCTTGCCAAGTACTACCATTATAGCGATATTTCTGACGATTGATAGCCTTTACCTCACCATAATTAGCACCAGTACCATTTACTTCCGACCTTGCTCCACCAGGCAAGTTGTTATACCATATCTGAGCTAATGCGATGTTATTCAAGTTGTTAGTTAATCTGAATAAGTTCTCAGCTGCATTCTGAGCAGGTGTTGGCATCATGTTCAGAACCTGCAAGATGTCCTGAAACTTGGTCTGCAATAATGTAAGGTTTTGAGGATCCAAATTAAACTTGCCGTCATTAAACTTAAGAGTGCCAAGCCATGCCTTAATTGTATCATTACTGGCAGAAGAGAAACTGTTCAGAACTTCTGCAAGCTGCACGTCCATTTTCATCATGAACTCAGTAACTTGTTGTTCGCTAAGAGTTCCAGCTCTCAATCCACCATAATAGCTTTCAGCCGCACTCCATACTGGCGCATCTTTACCAAATATGGGAGACATTAACGCTAATGCACCTTGACGATATGGATAAGACATTGCAATTTTTTGTCCGTTCCAAACAGAAGCATCTTTCAAGTCTTCATAGCCATAATTAAATGAACCTGGGCGGGTATCAGCAGATGATTGACCAAGGTATGCACCATAAGCAAAATTTTTAGCCCATTCATCTCGAACAGCCAAAATATCTGAGAGTTTACCATTAGTCATCAGCAATGAACGTAACTTGTTCTGGTACTGATCACGAATCATTTTACTCTCTGTACCATTATAACCCTCTGTGTACAAAGCAGACATAGCAGCTATAGCATCGTGATGGTCGTCAGGTCCCCAAGGGTTATTAACCAAGACTTCTTTGCCATTGCGATCTTTCCAATACCATCGACCATTAGGATTGGCTAAAGGGTCTACTGTTTTTCCTCTAACATCTCTATACGATACCAAGCCAGGCTGAAAGTCGTTGATCTGCTTTTGTGCCATAGCACCCATACCAGCTGAATTAGTCATGGAATCAGCACCGCCTGCAAGTCCAAGTATGCTATCTAACTTCTGACGATCTATATATTTACCTTCATCATTCTTGACTTCGCCATTCTTCAAACCAAGCTCTTCTTTTAACAAATCAACACGTTTCTGCGTAACTTCTGTTAGCGATAATGATTTGTTGTAGGCAAGCTCATAATAACGGTCTGTGATGGTCAAGCCTTCACCAGACAACACACCATTCTCCACCTTTGTAGTGTCAATAAGTTTTTGCCATGCCTCTTGACCCTCTTTAGCGGCCTTATTTGAAGCAATAACCTTATAGGTCAAATAACCAACAGCTAAAGCAGCTGCGGCCGCCCAACCATACAAAGGAATACTGGAGAGCGCACTAAACCCAGCCATACCAAGCAAACCACCACCAGCTGTAGCAGCCATATTCCACCCTGAACCTGGTTCGCCTATTTGGCTACCAATAATGCCACCAAGTATGCCACCAGCACTACTTAACAAGCCCGATGATCCCGCCATCATAGAAGCTACTCCTTGGTTACGCATCGCCATACTTTGATAGCGCAACATTGTATCACGAGGTATATTACGATGCACGTTACCAGCAGCAGTGGTAAATGAACTGAAACCGTCTGCTGGAATACGTCCTAATCTCATTAAACCCCACCCATGAGCGATTGATGCCGTGGTTGCGTTCCACTGACCCTTGAAAGCAGAAAGTGAACGCATGCTTAATAACAATCTACCGAGCGTAACGGTAAAACCGCCTATGCTTCTGGTGGCTCCTATCAGCAATCCTCCAAAGTTCATTAACGAACGGAAGATACGCAACGGAATCAAAATAGCAGACAATTTAACCTGAAGTTCAAGCCAAACTTTAATTAATGGTCCAAAACGATGGTAGGTTTCTAATAGTGTTTGAGTGAACTCTTTAAACATTTTAATCAAGCTCATCAACATCTGTGCGAAATCCTCCATGTACTTTTTCGCCTCGTTACTTCGCAACCAGTTCAAAATCTCCAGCATAAATCCACGAATCTGGCTTTGCATTCCTTCAAATGTACCAAGCCCATTTTCTGTAAGCTGAGAGGTGATCTGTGCCCATAAACCTTGAATGGTGTTTTGCTTACCAATCGCCAATCTATTTGACAAACCTTGTGAGGCATAGTTTTCACGAATAATGCGATTCCATTCATCAGAGTTCTGTGCCAACACCACAGCACCAGGAGCCGCTGTAATACGGAACAACCTTGACATCTCTTCCAACCCTGCACCCTTAGCGTTCAAATCACTGAAGATTTCGTTGATTGGGCGAAGCCTACCGTCGGCACCTTTTGTTGATACGCCAAGTGCTTTCCACTGTAGTTGTTGTTTTTTAGTTGGGTTGACAAGGTTGTTCATAATCATACGCATAGTAGTACCACCATGCGAACCTTGCAAACCTGCATTACCAAGCACACCTAAAGCTGCGGTTGCGGTTTCAAAATTTACGCCACCAGAATTAAGGATTGAAGCAGAATACTTATATGCCTCTGCCAACTGTGTCAACGTGGTGTTCGCCGATGTAAATGTCATCGTCATTACATCAGCTGCGTTTCTGATCTGGTTAGCTTGCATACGATAACCAGTCATAATGTTTGTCACCATATCTGCGGTGCTACCCAAATCGGTATCACCAACCAACGCAATATCAGCAACTGGACGGATGGCTTGGTTAATATCTTCAACCTTAAGACCAGCCATAGCCAAGAACTTAGAAGCATCAGCAACCTCTGGAGCTGTGTATTTGGTAGCCAAACCCACATTACGAATAGTGCGCTCCATGCCTCCAAAGCGTTGATTGAAATTATCACGCATATCATGTGACTGAAGGATATTGCGAGTGGTCTGGATGGTGTTATCATACTGAGTGGCATCACGTACAATGTTGCTCATCAAGGTACCTAAACCTGTGATTCCGTACATAATACCCATACCTTTCAGCATATCAATAGCTCCGATACCACCAGAGTCAATCATTGATGGACCTAATGCTTTATACGCATAGTTTCCTCCACGCACTGGTTTACGTGCTCCAGCATAAACCGAACGTGACGCAGATGCTTTGGTAGATGCTTTGGTAGACGTTTTAGCGGATGTTTTGTTTGATGGGGTATTACCACTACCTCCTACGATTGCGCTTCCAGCAGCTGCACTACTTCTGGCACCTCGACCAGAACTTTGACTAATTGCAATGGTACGATTACGCTTTGCAAGACGGTCTATCTCACGCAAGCGATGTAATACAGAATCAAGACTGCGATTCGCATTACCAACATTGAAATTTAGTTTATATGACTGTTTGGTGAGTCGTTTTAAGCTGGCTGTTAGCTTATCAACTTCACTCACAGTCTTAGCCAACTGATTGGTTGACGCTACAAACTTATCAATAGCTTGTATTGCGGACGTCGAGTTGACTTTAATGTTATAATTGACAGTATAATTCTGTGCCATTTCAACTAATATTCTTTTTTTGAAGAATAGAGCTTTTGGTAGGCTCTCGGTTAATAAAAAATACCCTCATCACCAAAAACGGCAATGAGGGTTAAACAAGTTACGAAATCATACCAAGTGCATTTGCTTGTTGTGTGATGACTTGCTGAGAATGAAGCCACTGCGCATCATTAAATATCTGCGCAAATTCTTCGTCACTCAAAGTCTCTATGTCTACACCTGGAAAATAATGTCGAATGAAAATTAATCCTTGACGGAAATGGTCATCTTTCTTTACTTCCCAGGTTTCGATAAATTTACAAGCTGTCCGTGACGTACCTCGATAATGTTACCGAGCTGAGCCATTGTACCGAAGAGGAAGATGTCGTCGTCATCTACCAACTCCTTATCTCCATCAACGAAACAATCCTTAGCAAGACCACGCATTGCAATAGCGTTGTCAGCCTTCTGAGAGATGGTTAAAAATTTAGAAAACGCAGCGAATGTAGGACGCTTGAAATAGCCTATATAAACTTCTTTCTCATCGCACTCATCGCCGTCTACAACTACAGCATATACCTTCTTTAGTTTTGGGTCTGCCGCTTTCAGTTCCTTGATCTTTTCATCAACCTGCTTCTGAAGCTCGGCTGATACCATGTTTTCATTTTCGTTCATATCTATAAAATTATATAGTTCGTACTATAAAGGAATAGAACATCGTATTTCTATCGGTTTGTAAAATCACATAAAAAAAATAAGGCGAACAGAAAATCTGCTCGCCCAGAGGTGTTAATTAAATATCCTTTTGATAGTCTACACCGTATTGATGATAATGTCAAACGGATTCAATTCAAACTCTTTGGTTAGGTTGGTGTCATCCTGCTTAGCATCCATACCATCCTCACTAAACACACAGCCCTTTAGGGTTACGGTTTCAGTAGTCAGGTCTGTCAGGCTGATATTCTCACCAACAGGGTTTGCGTAAGAAATAACCAAGTCAAACTCACCAATTGCACGAAGACTTGACAAACCGCCTCTCAACTGAAGCTGGGTATTGTAGTCCATCGTAATCTTCGCAGAGTGCTCGATGTTACCAAAACCACGGTTTACACCTTTACCACCAAGACCGTAGTTAGTCTGGATGTTTTGCTTTGTGTTCCATTCAATAGCACTTACGCCCACAAGAACATGAGGGTTTGGGTCAGAAGTTCCAGTAAGACTACTTGAAGTCAACTGAATCATAGACCAAGAATAAGCTACGTTATTGATTGTTGCCATTACTTATAATTTTTAACGTGATACAACAAGTCCTTCGGTTACCTCGATTGACTCTGCGCAACCAAGAGGAACAAGTGTGTAAGAGAACAATAGTTTCTTGTTGCGGAGTACATTTTGGGTAGCAGGTACTGTGATAGTTCCTACGCCGCTAATCTCACCAGCAGTCTCCATAGCTTTAAGGCCATAAGTGATAAGGTTAGTGTACTCAGTAATTTGACCAGCAGAGAGTTGTCCCTTAGCAGGGTCGACTTTCACTGGAGAGTTAACATAAGGTAGGAGAGCAGCACGAGTGATACGACGACTCTTGTTGATGGTACGGTTACGTGCAACAGTGCAGTAGTCGCCATCAGAACAAGTGCGGTCCTTAGTATAATATACATGACCTTCCAAACCTTCGTAAGTACGCAAGAACACATAACCTTTATCGCTCAACTCATCGGCTTGTGCCTTAGTCAAAGCGGTGTAAGCAGTTGTGTTCTTTAACATGTTGTTCTCGATAGTTGAGTCACCGAATCCCATCTCGATACCTGCAACATGGCTGGCAAGATCGAACTTTTGTACCCATGCAAAGCTCTCACCTACAGAAGCTGTAGAGAGGCAACCAAGCAAAAGACCAACAGTACCAACAGGAGTAGTGCTCTTAAGAGATGCTTGCATAGCCTTTACAGTAGTGTCCATAGACTGACCAAGAAGTACTGTCACATAACGAGCACCAACGATACAGCTTGGAATCTTACTGAATACAACCTTGTTTTCATCACCTGAAGCGGTCTTTACTTTACTGCTGTTAGCAGAAAGAAGCAAACTTGCAGGAGCGAAATAGTCGTTAGCCATTTGGCTAAATACTGAGTTCAAGTCTCCAACAAGGTTAATAGAATAGGTTTGAGCAGAAGTGTCCATGTTTTTCCACAAAGGTTGCTCAGTCCATACACCAAACTGATTGATGATACCACCTGAAGCACGTTGCATATCAAGTACAGCGTTCCAATCTTTACTACAGTCAGCAAAGGCCACAAATAAGCGACCTGTGCCACCAGACTTAGAGAAGAATTGCTTGATATGGAAATCAGGAATACCACCAAGTAAGTCAGTTGAAACACCACTACTATCAGCAGTACCAGTGTAAGGTACGATGCCGACCTTAGCAGCGTCTTTGTATGAGTTCAACTCAACTACGGTGTTCTTCAGATGATCAGCGGCTGCCTGTCCCTGTCCTTTAGTCCAGAAATCAGGTTGGCCAGAAATATCGAAGAGTAGGCCACAGAACTTTTCGGTACTGGTAGGTGTGTGTCCACCAATATTACCGTCTGTGTCTGTCATAAATACATTTCCTAATGCCATTGTATTGGAATTTATTTGTTAAAGTACGGATTCTTGTAGAGAACGGCTCTGCCAACCAAATCGACTGGAGTGTCCTTAGTGAACACACTTCCGACAGCGTCAACATATGCTTCGTCAAGCTCAGGAAAGCATTTGAGAGTTTTTAGGATGCCAGCATCCGTAGGCTCAACAGCCCCTGTCTCTGTTTTTTCTACCTCACCCCCTGTTTCTGGGTTTTCAACTGTTTCTGGGTTCTCAGTTGTTTCTGGGTTTTCAATTTGTGTTTCTCCAGTTACTACTTCGGGAACTCCATTGACTTTGTTTTCTTCTTCGTTCTTAATTCGAGCCATATTGATTTAATATAAAAAGGGGAGCGGAGTCTCGGCCCCACTCCCCAGGTTATTGTTTAATTAATTGTACACTCACTTAGGCGTTCTTGTAAGCAGACCAAACAACTATCTCGCCAGGGCGAACGATGTTAACGTCCATCTTCATGCGCATTTGGAAGAAGTAGAGTTCAGAATTAGCCTGAAGTCTCTCTATCTTAATGCTGTCTTCGTCTGTAGCGTAGTCAACAGCCATCCACAAGCAAGAGTCTACACCCTTAGTGAACTTACCGAGGAAGATTGTGCTTTCAGGCACACCATCGATGATCACGATTTCTTTACCCTTGAAACGACGCTTGTTAACGTCAGCGTTCTCTGTGTATTTGAAATCCTTGCTTGATATGTATTGATCGTAAAGATCCCATTGTTCCCAGTTCATAACGAACTTAAGGTCACGGCTCTTACGTACACCCTTAGGACACTTCAACCACATAGCATAGAGTGCTTTTTCAACTTGTTCTCCAGTAGTAAGTTCAGTGTTACCAGCAATTACTACTTGACCTGAAGCCTTTTCGTTTGCAGAAGCAGCGGTAGCAGTGTTCGCAAGAACACGAGCAAGCGCACCATCAAAGTACTTCATAGGACCTGCGGCAGAAGCACCACCAAGGTCTGTTGCGTTAGTAGGCTTAGTAATAGTAGAACTTACGCCGCCCTTCTTACCACTCCAGATACAGTCGTTGATGTACTGATCTTTACGGTCGATGAGAAGACGAAGCATAGTGCTTTGTACTTCAGGAGCTAACTCACGGAATACAAGTGGGCCTTCTGGTTGGAAAGGACGCCAGTACTCTTCAAAGTCACGAGGATTGAACTCCAAATATACCATGAAGTCTTGAGGTTCCAAGTAACGTTCACTGTTAGAGTACTCGCCAGAACTGTCGCTACTGATACCAGTAGAAGAAGTAGGTGCAGTAGGGGTAGGTTTGTTGTCTTGAATAATTTGACCTAACTGGATGTGAGGAAGAGTGAGTTTCTTCTGTACGCCAGGTTTGATGTGGATAAGACCCTGTTCATAGGTGTCATTACCATGCACGGTGTACACGAGTAGGTCTTCAAGAACCTCTCCACTGTAACCGTTAGCTGCAAAATTAATTGTTGCCATTTATCGGTATTTGTTTTTTTAGAATTTCTCAAATTCAACTTTCTTTCCGAGCACCTCAGCCACTTTCTCTTGCATTTTTGCCTCAGCGTCCTTTAGAGCTTCTTCAGTCTTACTGACATTCTCAGGGTCATTTGCAATAGCGGAACCAATGTTCTCACGAGCAGGGATAGATGCAAGGGTAGTTTCTACAGTAGCAAAGTCGGCATTAGCCATCTTCACCCAGGCTTCTTTAGCACTGTTCTCAATTTTACCAGCATTGATAGCTGCGTTGATTGTAGCTTCAATCTTAGCTTCAAACGCTTTATGTTCAGCGTCTTGATACTCTTTCAGCTCTGCTTTCACACTACCTAATTCGGTACTCAGATTAGCAATCTCTGCCTCCTTACCCTTAAACTGTATTTCAAGCTCGGTGTATTTAGACTGAATTGCCTTCATCTCACCTTCAGCTTTCACCAGCTCACTGATACGGGCTGAAATGCCTGGCATCTGAACATCGGTAGAAAGTCCAAGTAGTGCGGAAATCGCACCGAAAGTCTCATTTTCGTTCATTTCCTTTACTTTTGGTTGATTAATAATTGTTGTATCATTTTGTTTATGAATAGCTGATACCACTTTTGCAAGTTTATTTTCATCCAGCTCTGCGCAAATGCCAGACATAATGTTTCGTAAGTCTACCTTGTTTTCCACACCATCAATCTGACTCTTTACCTTATCACGAACTATCTTAGATGTTTTCAACACATGATCCTTGTCGATGAATCCAGCTTCAACAGCACCTTGAGCAGTAAAGAAGGTGCCATCTGCATCACCTTCACCATTCATAATGTTCTCTACCTGCTCTTTGGTCATTCCAAAACGCTTACGGTAAATGGTGGCAAGTTGGTGTTTGAAAGCGTCTATCATCTGCTTAGTATTGTCATCCATATTCTCTTTACAATTACAAGAGAAAGGGTTGTGAATCATCAGCAACGAGTAGTCGTGCATAAATAAATTATCTCCAGCTGCCCAAATAACACTACCCATGCTGGCAGCAATTCCCTCGATAACACAATCAGTCTCGATGGGGCACGCCTGGATAATAGAGAAAATGGTCATGCCATACATCACACTGCCGCCTTCAGAATTAATCATAACGATAATCTTAGAAGGCTTCATGTAGTTTTGCAGAAACAAGAACTCCTCTTTGAAGCTCTCTACCGACGAATAATCCACTCCACCAAAGAAGCGAATAATTGCTGGCTCATCTTGTTTGGCCTGACCAACAATGTGTTTAAAATTATTAATATCCATTGCTATATTTATTTGTGAAAGAATAGCTTAGCTTATTTAAAAAGAGGTTAAAACGCTAATCGAATTTTTCAAACTTGGCCACGTCCTCAAAATATGGACCTTGCCAATTCGGTATTCGTTCAGGATTAGCAACCTCATTTTGGTCACTTGGCTGAGTGAATGGGGGTTCTGTTAGATAAACCTCTGTATAATCCTTATATGCGTATGCACTATAGTCTCTGAACCAAATCTGGTAATCAATCCAATAAGGTTGTAAGCCGTCATCAAAAGACAATGGTTGATCCCAGTATGCTAACTGGAAGCGTGATACCAATGAAGGGAATTTGCCTTTCTGACGCTCAATTGCAGAGACAATCTTCTTGTAAATATCAAAACCTTCTGTTTCAGTATCGTCATCACTGTTATTCAATCGGTTTAACACATAATGAATACGCATAGTGCCTTTAGATTCTGCGATACTCGATGTGCCAACATTATTGTAGATGTTGATATAATGAATAAACACCGCAGGGAAGGCAATACCATACTCTTCATTCAATTTTGAGCCTTTAATACGAGCCAGCTGACCGTTGTCCAATTTGATAGTCTTAAAATATGGTGGACTATCGGGGTCGCTTGGATCTTCCTTGATGGAAAGCAAAATTTTCTTGACAGCATGATAAGCGTCCGTCATAGGATTAGACTCTACTGCAACTTCAATCGGAGTACGTTCACGCTCTTTAGTCGTAGGTTGTGATAGTTGAGACTCTTCTACTTTCTTATTCTTTTTTTCTACAATCATTACAATGGGAATCCTTTGAAAATCATAGCTGATAGTTTATCTAACTCGTCATCCAATACACTGGAGTCACCCATGAATTGGCGTTGTGGCATATTTCTTATACGTCCTCTACGCACACTGCTATTGGGGGAGTTATGGATTTCTGCATAACAAAACCCACGATGCCTTGCGGTATTCGCAAAACCATTAGGGTCGGTATAAATCGTCACACCACCATCTCCAGTTCCACGTTGCGCCATATGTTTCCACTTGATAGAGTTTTTTAATGATGAAGTTTGTACCATTAATGGATGATTACCACGGCTTTGGGGTGAACGTGGGTTCCAAGCAGTGCTATTATCATCATTAAATCGCTTCATATCAAATGACTTTCTGAAAATATCTTGTGCAGCCTTACCAGCTTTCACTTCAAAATTCCATACATTCACCTGAAACATGTGCGGTTTGTGTTGCCACTGAGTGATGAGCTGGCGTGGTGTGATTGATATTCCACCACCTCCAGCTTCAATAGGTACGTTAGCCATTACTCAAATATTTTTTCTTTATGTTAGATGCAATCTCTGACAGCTTATCGTAGTGCTGTGCATCAACTTGAAAATATGGGTGTTCATCTGAGAAAATACGACCACCATTAGCTACGCTTTCTTTGAATGTGCGATTAAACCATTCAGGCATCTCTGGCATTCCAGAACCTTCCCATTTAGCTTGCATTTTGCCTATTACATTTGCAGAATCTTCTACTAAAAAACATCTACACTGATGTTCAATTGGCGGAATTAACCATGATGGGAAGTGCGAACGTGGTGCTCTGAACCCTTCGTACTGTAAGTGCCAAGGTCTCACACGCTCATCGCCCTGTGTCATGTATGTGAGAACAGTTTCAGAAGCAATGTGTGCAAGATAGGCAGCTACAATCAAGGCATATTCAATATCCATATTCTCAACACTTGCATATCGCTGGTTGTAGGTGATAAACAACGATTCAAGGTATTCATCAATATCACCTTCACCATCCCAGTCGCTTAATTCAGGGTCGAAAATATCGTCAAAGTCTGGGATTTCTCGTGCCATTTGATATTCTTCAGCTGTAGAGAAATCTATGATGTTGTCAACAGCAGCTACGAGAATGTCACGATCAACACGCTGTTCATCTGTTAAACCATCAGCATTCTTTAATATCTCCAGTGCATCGTCATAGCTAATACCATAACCATCAAATGCGTATCGAATAGCAATATCAGCACGTTCTTCAATAAGCGACTGCAAGCTATCCCATTCGCCTTTTTCGTCTTTTATGCTCTGAATTAAATCATGGAACAACAACAACAGCTTCTCATATTCTTCTTTCTTCCTATCGTCATCAGCAACAGGCTTACGGAGTGCTTGTATTTGGGAGAGAAGAGACGCACTTACATTCTTCTCTCCTTCAAAAAATTTGTCACTCCACGAGGATGGCCATATCTGCGCAGGTATTCTTCATCAGTCATATGGCGCATAGCACCTTCGGTAAAACCATTTCCGTCGTCATCTCCACCACCAGGGGTACCATTAAAACCACCCATAACATTTAGCTGCTTTTTCACTTTAATTCCAAATTCGCTTTCGATAACATCGGGTTCAATTTCCCACTGCTCGCAGATATTCTGGAAGAGACGAATACGGTTTTCATCAGACATTTCAATGCGTTTAGAGTACTTGAACTCCAAACCATCTTCAATGTAACCCATTTTCACTAAGCGAGGAATAATAGCTTCATTCATCACCAGCTCAATATAGTCACGGTACATCTCTACACGGTCACGGAAAATGTTTTCGTGAGCTTTGGTTGAACCTACATAAGACTGGGTAGCACCAGCCATTGATTCTGAACCAAGCAACAGATTTGACACATCTTTGTCAACAAGAGCTATCAAACCCGTGAAGATATGTTCTGAGTTCGACATTGTAAATGCCTTAATGTCGATTTCATCATTTAAGCCAGTCACCAATACCTTATTTTGAGCTGCGCTGGCGATTTCATTAGCAAGACGTTTACGGTCAGGGTCGCTATCCGCATCAGTCTTACCGTGAATTATAGGTTGACCGTAGGTATGAGAAAAGTTTACGTAGTTAGCCATCGTAAACTTCTTAGCAAGAATGCTTGGAGTGGTAGCTGAGAACAGACCTAATGTACCATCATTGATGAGCACATAGTAATCTGAGTATTGTGGGTCATCAAAGTTCCAGCCATCTCCCCATATTCCCTGACGGCGCACAATACGACGCTGGTCGGCAAGTATGTTGCGACGCTCAATAAGATTTACAGTCTTTAACTTACCTGTGCGGTCATCTATATCTGGAAGAATCTCCAAGCCAGTGTATCCATACATCTTAGATTCAACAATACCACGAATGATTTTGATAAACTGAGTGCCTTGAACTTTCTTGGTTTGTTCCACATCTATTATATAGCGTCCCTTATCACTCTGTCGAGCCAGCATATAGCGTTCACCGAGAATCTGTGAGTACAGTGTCTCCATAACGCCTCGTAAATGAGCATCTTGCTCCATACAAGCATCATAAAGGTCAATCAATCGACCTCTATCATCCAGTATAGTGCCATTATTCAGGTGACGATACGACGATTTGAAGCGGCAGTGACGTTCAATCTCTGCTACGTACTCCTGAATTGTCTTTTTGCTGGTTCTGTAAAAAGATTCCAGGAGATTGGTATCTAATTTGTTAACTGTCTGTACACTCATTAGTATAATACTTTTTTGAAGAATAGCTACTTAGACCATTTTTTGTTTCGCAATCTGGTATTTTGGTTTTGGAATCGGTTAAGTATGCTTAATAAAAAAATACAAGTATTTATTTTAACATATCGTTTATAAGTGTCTGTAAATCAATATGTATAAAAAATAATTATGTTAAAAATATAGTTTTGTATAGTATATTAAAGGTAAAGTTAGTATCTTTGCAAACGATAACAATATTATTAACGTAAAATCCAAACAACATGGAACAAAGACAAGAAAAAAAAGCTCTGTATTATTTTCGTATAAAAACAGAGTGGACTGCTGCCAACGAGGTTGGAGCACTCGACAAAACAAAAACAGAAGAATTGGTTGTAGCTGCTAACTACACAGACGCAGAAAAACCAGCCTATGCAATCGCAGAGGATCAGAATCGTTATGAGTTTGGCAGTGTTAACATCGAAATCATCAAAACTAAAATTGATGACGTAAAATTCAACGATGTTTTGTGCCAAGATGAAGGTATGTTAAACGGACTCATCTGCAACTACTTTGAAGAAGAAGCAGAAAGTGGGGTTGGTTTGTATGCGGTAACTGTTGCTACATACACCAAACACGAAACCACAGGCAAAGTCAAAGCAACCAAGAGCACTGTTTATACACCAGCTTTCGGTAGCACAGATGCTGTTAAGCGTATTAGCAAGTTAATGAGTGAAAGCCCTATAGATTATGTGGTTCGTGATGTTAAGTTTGATAACGCAGCAGCTATCTATTGGCCAAGCGATATGCACCAATCTAAGACTAAAGAGTTTGACCTTCAATAATGCTGGGCAAACAGTCGGATAGCGAAATCCAACTAAAATGCACCGAGCAGGCTATCCCAGAATTTCCGAATTTGCTCTTCGGAACACAAATTGATACTGGCATCTCATATTTTGATGCCACCTCTTATATTCAAAAAAAAGCCCCTGACAAATCTGTCAACAACTTCTTCGTTGAGTACAAACATCTTATTGCGAGATTATGCAACTCTTATGGCATCAAAAACAATGATGTTTGTAAAATAAACGAACAAGGGCACTATCTAATTGACGGTAACTTTTCTTACCTCTTTATATCTTTTGTTGAACCCAACTTCTTAGCATATATCTTCGACAGAATACACGACCTATTCTCTAACGGTATCGTTGTATCTGACTCTTATATTGCACAAATGGCTAAAAAAAGGCTATCACAAGAAGTCTTGTTAGAAATAGCAAAAGATGAAAAAACAACTGAAACAGATTAGGGGAGTGCCACCAATTCTTGTATTTAATCCGCTGAAAAGACTGGTGGGTATATTCGCATCCAAGTCAGCAGCAGCCAAAATATTAGATACAACTCCAGTCAATATTATGTATGCGTGTAACGGCACCAGCATTTCTTGCCGTCAACTCTATTTCAGAGAGCTTGCATCAAACATTGAGGTCACATTTGACGACTTTCACACATTGAGACTGGAAGAGTATGACCAAATGTGTGGCGTTACAAGAAAATATTATCTAACCAAAAACATGTCACCCAGTGGCAAGAAAACAGAAATCACAAATAAAAAGTAATTATGAAAATTAAATTATTATCAGAGGGCGCAAAGATGCCTACCAGAGCAGATGAACACGCAGCAGGATATGATCTTTATGTACCAAAAGATACAATCATTTATCCTGGTCGCCAAGTTGTACCACTTGACCTTAACATGGAAATAGCACCAGGTTGGGAAGGTAATATACGCCCACGTTCTGGTTTCTCATCTAAAGGTATGGAAGCATACAAGGTTGATAGCAACAATAATAAAATAGGAGACAAAATCCGTATCGATGCTGATGTGCTTGAAGGTACAGTTGATGCTTCATATCGTGGAATTGTTGGAGCAATCATTAAAAGCCATTGTTCAGAGCCTTATCTTATTGAAAAGGGTACTCGTATTGCTCAGATTGTATTTGAGAAGTGTTATCAAGGACCGCTGGAAGAAGTGACAGAATTGAGTAAAACAGAACGTGGAGAAGGCGGATTTGGTCACTCAGGTTCAAAATAAGTACCACTATGAATACAACTTCTAAATCAATTCAAGAGTTGGTAGAAAACATTAAGACATGGAATGAGGCGTACCGTAAAGGTGCGCCCATTGTGTCAGATGCTTTTTATGACCAGGAGGTCGAAAAGTTACGTAACCTCGACCCTCAAAACACATGGTTTCAACACTTAGAACCTGTCTCTGTTAAAAAAACACGAAAAGTGCATCTTCCTGTACCGATGAAATCATTATATAAGGTAAAATCTACTGAAGAACTTATCAAATGGATATATGGACTCGGACTTACAAGAAATCATCGTCTAACCATCACACCCAAGTTTGACGGCCTATCTCTGCTTCACAACGAATTAAGTGGTATGACATACTCTCGTGGTGGAGCTGACAATGAAGGACAGGACTGTACAGCACATTACGACATGGCTGGCTGTGGTAATATCCCCAGTGAACTACAATACACCTATGGTGAATTTGTATTCAATTGCAAATCATGGGAGGATAACTTTGCTGGTCAGGTATCTCCTGAGACTGGAGATAAATATAAGTCGCCACGCAATACAGCCGCAGGTTTGTTGAATCGAGACATCCCATCAGAACTACTAAAACACATAGACTTTTATAGATATGGTGCAGATGAGGCTTCAATTCAAAATTTTGCAACATATTCACACTTTTATGAATATGTATGTAACACGTTTAATCA